CTTCTTTAGATATCGGGTCATCATAAGTATGTCCGCCGCCCATTGTCCAAGAACCACTTATTGGGTGTGCATATAAACTTTGAGAAACTGCTAAATTACTTGAACGAGCGTCATATAAATTTAAATAATACCGTGAACCTGCTGTACTTGGTGTCGGTATTAAACCAGACACTATTGAACTAGAAATAAATGATAAATCAAACTTTATTAAAATACGAGAAACATTTACTGAAGCTCCAGTATCACTAACATCTTTTTTAATTTCTAATATTTCATCCAGACCAGTATTCATGCTACTACTTGCTTGGTAAAGTGTTGTGTCTTTGTCTGCGAATGTAAAATAATGCATTAACTTACTCCATTATACCTAAATTATCACCTAAAACTCTACCTTTAATATCAGAGTTAGGAAATTTAACTTCAAAAATACTTGGGTCTAAAGCAGGATATAATATGCTTTCTATCATTCCACTTTGTATATCATAAAAATTACCCGAATACCCATCTTGTATTTTATATTTATTTTCTACCACTATTGGTAACTTATCAGGGTTATTTTCCGTTGGTGCTACTACTGAAGCAACTCCATCAATTAATGACAATTCATATGCTATATCCGTTAATATTATTGGTTGACCAATTTGCCATCTATCTATATCAAAGAACTCTTTAACTGTAGATATACATCTAAGAAGTACATCATTCTTATTAAATCCAAGTTTAGTTAAAATTGCAAAATTAACTGAGATGTTTATAATATAAGCATCTTTAATATTAATTGCGTCAGTTGCCAATCTATATTGTGATAAATAAGTTTTTAAATTTTGTTTTACTGTTTGATTTAATGGTGCTAAATTTTTATTTACATTATATCCAAGAGTGTATAAATTCATTGCTAATGGATTCGGTATTCTTGCTGAAATTGATTTAACTGATTTACCAACATCTTGAGCTGTAATCAAACTATTTTGTTTTTCTATACCTACAGTTTCATTAAGTTGATCATCTTGTACCATAAATGCCTTAGCTATATTACCATATTTAGGTGGTAAAGAATAAATTCTTACTATATAATCTTCTTTAGTAACTGCTCTTTGTTGTGCTTGATAATATGCAAGTGCACTTTCACGAACTTCTCTAATACTTTGTCCTGCAGAACCTCCAGTTGCTGGATTTGGATTAGTAACTGCTAATGAATCTTTAGCATTCTGTACTAATGTGGCTGATAATAAATTATCTGCTATGTCAAAACTAACACTTGATACTTCTGTAATATTATTTGCATTAGCATTATCACTAATACCTCCTCCGTGTGCATATTTAACTGTAAGTGTTGTATTAGATGGTGCTAACCCAAAAGCTTTTGTTTTTAAAAAATTTGAAGGGTCAAATGCTTTCGTTAAATGGGACGGACTACCTGGTAATGTAGAACCAACACTATCTGGATTTGGTATTATCTCTTCATCTGCATTGTCTGATATACCAGCTCCAAATCTTAATATTGTTTTATCTTTCTCATCTATATATGTAGTAAATCTACGAGAAGTTTTCTTTAGTTTTAAAATATATGGAGCAGTATCAGCATTAATAACTGACGTTGGGTCATTAGTAGAATTATTTTCCATATCTTCATAAATTGTATCTCTTGCGAGAGAATCAACTTCATACCAACTATTATTATCTGTATCTGTTACTGAAATTATTTCTATAATATCTGTATTTGATAATTTAACTTGTGAATATTTTTCAGCTGAATTAAATGTAAATGTTTCTGAAGCTACTGTACCACTCTCTACTTTAACTTTTTTCTTCAATAACCATTTTGTTGGTGTAGAACCGTCTTTTTCAAATATAGTAGTTTCACGTGGACTATATGAACTCGTGAATTTGAAATTACAATCTTCTACTGTTCTAAATGTTGTTCCTGTAGAACTTGCCTTTACCGTCATTCCAGATTTTACATTTAATGCATATCTATAATCTGGTTTATTATTTACTGCCGGAATTGTATGAAATACATCTAACACTGCTGATGCTGGTGATGTTGTTTTAGGTTTGTAACCAAATGATTGTGCTATGTTATAAACATTTCTTTTTTCTTCAGCATAAGCTAATAATGATTCTCTAAATGTAGAATCTATATAATAAGAAAGTACATCTCCGACATAGGCTGCCATTTCTATGAACATCATACCAGGTGAAGCTTCATTAAAATCATTATAAGTATTTGGAAAATACTGTTTAGCAAATTCTATAAGATTATCTCTAAAATCACTAAAATCTTTATTAAGATAATTTACTTCTTTAACTACGTTCTTTTTTATACTTGTTCGAGCCATTTATATTTCCTATTTAAGTTATTGAATCAAATGCTACTAATACAGTATTTTCTTTAAATGATTCAATAGTAATTGAATATTTTATTTGTACATAAATTTTACTTGCGTTACCATCATCCGTTAAAACTTCTATCTCATTTATAATAATATAAGGTAACCACTGTTCAACTGTATTTTTAACATCTAACTCAATTGATTCAATTAACTCATCATCTACTTGTTCAAAACAAAGTCTTCTTAAATTACTACCAAATTCAGGTTGATATGGTCTTTCTCCTCGTTGAGTTAAAAGTAAATTTGTTAAATTATACTCTGCTTGTTCAAAAGAAGACTTTGTTAATTCAAAATCTGTATTAGTACCTTGTCTAATAGGATATGTTAATCCTATATAAACATCTGGATTTAAATCTAATTCTTTTGCACTTGAAGCCATCTACTTATCCTTTTTTATCCATAGCTTTCATTAAACCACTGTAATCTCTTGTTAAAGCATTTGTTACGTGTTCAGGAACTTCTTCCAACGATTTACCTGCTTTTTGAAGAGTATCTACAGCTACCATATCACGTTGAACCTCTTCTGATTTACCATACCCCATAAGTTCACTCATACGTGAAGAATCAAATGTCCCGCCACTTAAAGTCGGATAGTCACCAGATTGGTTTTCTGAGTTAATTAATCCAACTGTTTCATTTAAAGCTTTATTTAAAGATTTATTTTTAGTGAAGTGTTTTTCTCTATTTGGTTTCGGTTTTTGTGGAGCTACGCTTTTTAATTGAGTGTTAGTCTCCTCTTTAATAAATATCTTTTTTATTTCTTTTTTAACTTCTCTACGAACTGCTTCTTGTATGATTTTTTGTAACTCTTGTTTAGTCATAATTAACTCCTTACAGGTTTTTTATTTTTTCTAATGTTTCTAATTTTTCCATGTCAACATCTATGTTTGATATATCTGGTTTTGATATATCAGGTAATTTTACTTCAGGTATTTCAAATATTTCTGGTATCTTAGGTAAATCTGGTAATTTAAAATTTGGGTCTGCCACTTTTACATTTTTATTTAAAATGTTTTTTGTATCGGGTAGCAATTTTAATAGCGTTTGTATGGTTTTACCAGCTCCAGTTTCGGTTGTAAACGCGTTTGCTCCATCAGATATTGCTTTTATAATACCATCTATTATTTTTACTAACTCTGAACTATTAACAGTTGGTATAAATTTCGCTCTGGGGTCACCTAATTTTATATTCTCAGCCTTTGTAGCATTTACAAAAACTTCATCACCTTCAAGAACTAAATTTTTTGAGGCTCTAATATTAACATTTCCATTTCTACCATTAAATATTAATTTATCAGAATTTACAATAATACTATTACCACTAGCTTCTAAAGGACTAAATTTATCATTTGAATTGTTTATAAGATACTTTTTATCTGTAGATAAATATATAGAATTTTTATCTTTATTAATATCCTCTTCTATTGGACCTCCACGATTAACTATATTTTTCATACTTTTTACATCGTCTTTATCTCCTGATTTAATCACTCCCTGTAAATCAGTTCTTTGTCCAGAACGAATTTTTATAACTGGACTATTACTATTACTTCCTAAATTTATAGAATTACCAAATCTACCATGTAATATTAAATCACCTTCTTCTGCCTTTACTTGTCTAATAGATCCATTTCTTTCAAATCTTTTTCCAAATTTTGTAAGTGCCATTGGTGGTGATTCTCCAGTTCCTATATAACTTATACCAGGAACTGAGTTTTCATTTACTAAATTAAAATTATTTAATGTATTCCAGTAATAACTTTTGCTGTTATAATTAGCTACAACAACTAACTCACCAACAACAGGATAATTTTTTATTTTTGGATCTAATGGTCTTACTAATTGTGGTCCATCTTCTGGTTGTAAACTTTGAGCTTTGTTAATTACAAATCTACCTGCTACAGCACCATAATAAGAATAATCTGGATGTCCGTCTTTTTGTTTTGGTAAGTCTTCATAATCAACTAAAACTTTAGTTACTTCAAATGTTTCTAATTCATAAAAATCAAACTGTTGATTATTAATTTGTTGTTTAATTAGACTAATTACTTTACCAATTGTAGGAACACCACCAGGTATGCTTGTAGTTGTATCCTGAGATATTTTTTGTCTATAAGCCATTTAGTTAACCTTTTTTACATTTTCTATTTTACTATGTATTTTATCTGATTCCATTTGTATATCTTTTATACTATCCTCTAATCCTGTAAGTAGTTGTTCTTTTTCTTTATCTGATAAACCAAATTCATCTTCTGAACTAACTCTGTTTTCAGCGGAAATAAGTCGTTGTACAATACCAGCCATCTTAACAAGTTGGTCATCATTTTTAACATTAATTTCCAGATACTCTTTTATCATAGGTACTATCTGTACGGCTGTATCACCGTCTTTAATGAACTGAACAAGTTCTTTTGTTAATACGTCAAGTTGTTTACGATTAAACTCTGTATTTTTGTATATATCTTTAAATAAAGAGGAAAGTGATTTTCCCTCAAAGATTTCATAATCTATAGCCATAATTCACCTTAAATGTTATTACTCAATAATAAATATTATATAACCTAAAAACATTGATATATAAATATATATTGAAATTTATTATTTATTGTTATAATAGTTATTATTGAAGGTTTCTTGGTTGTTAACTGAGAGACCTTTTTGTTTCTAACTAACGGGAGAAAACCATGAAGGAACTCATAACAATGATCAATGGATATGTAAATGACTTAGCTCATTTACTATTATCTTTTGTAGCTATAGGTGCTGTTTCTGAAGTAATTTTTGGAACTGGTATCTTTGGCGTTAATGTTATAGGTAACCTGACATCCATCATAAACAAGTTTGGCGAATCGGGTTTCGCCGGACTCGTCGCCTTGTTGGTGTTGGTGGGTTTATTTCGTAAGTAGGTACGGAATAGTTTGATAGTCCTACACTATTAAGCACGTAAAAGGGGAACTGAAAAGTTCCCCTTTTTTTGTGGATAAAACTTCAACCCTAATACGGCTGACCTAAGTTTGTTAATGAAGTCTTATATTTTATAACAAGACAAGCTCCATACATCTTTAACTATCCGTAAAGTCGAATCTCCAATCGTTACTCTTTACTTGTCTTGTTAGTTGGTGGAGCTGACAGGGATCAAACCTGCGACCTCCGCAGTGCAAGTGCGGCGCTCTCTCAACTGAGCTACAGCCCC